AGTTCCTCGTTCTGTCTCTTCAGTCGCTCGATGGAGTCCTGTCCAGCCATCGGCCCCTGCCCTCCTTTCACGTTCACCAGGATCGTGATGATCTCGGCGGCGTCTGCCCTGATGTCTGCCAGGAGCGTCGCTGCCAGTAGGCGGTTGTTGCGTTCGATTGCCGCTTGTGCCTCCTTGGTCCGGTCCTGAATCCTCCTGCTCAACCCGATCACATCCAGCCTGGCCCACTCCGCATGGTTGGGCCAACGCTTGCTGGGTGTCATCGAGCACTCTCCCGCTGCCAGGACTCCTCGAAGCGACGCAGTTCGTTGTAGAGCGACCTGGCCACGATGGGCGTCCCGGCCACCGCCCAGGCTGTCAGCCACTGCCACCATTCCGGCGCCGGTCCGAGAAGGCGCATGAACGCTGTGACGTAGCCGACGCCGATGACGACGCTGATCCACGTCCGCTCCGTTGCCAGCCAGCGCCCCCACGAAGTGCACTGCAGGGCGACTACATAGAGGCAGCTTGTGCAGAAGAGTGTGCTGTAGACCAGGAGCACGTTGGTCATGGGAGCATGCCCGCCTGCGGCGAAGAGAGGACCAGGCCAAGGGCCGCGATGACGGCAAGGACGAGGAGCAACATGTTGCCCAGGTTGAAGTAGCTTCCCTCGTTATCTTCGTTCACTTCCCACCTCCGTTGAGTTGGTCGTCGAGTTCGATCAGCCGCTGACGTACTGCATACGTCGGCGCCCAGCGGATCGCCTCATGTAGGGCCCTGATGAATCGGGGCGAGGGGTTGCTTCTGGCCATAGCGCCAAAGAGGTCCAACGTCGGCTCGTCGATTGGCTTGACCTCCTCGGCAGCCTGGCTGTAGCCGATCTCGTCGGCCCACTGCCCGCCTCCTCTGCGCCATGCCCTACGGGGGTCCGGTGGCCGCTTCCTTTTCCCTTCCACGTTCACCTCCTCTTTGTGACAGGTCAGCAGCTACGGGTTACGCTTGGGTTGAATCGCCCGGCCCGGGCTCGACCCCTGGCGGGGGAGCCACACGGGCCGGGGTGCAAGGAGGGGAAGCGCCTCCGGTCGGTCCCGCCTCCGACCGGCCCATGTCTCGGCGCTCCGGAACGCCCTGCTGTCCTGCGGCAGTCCCCTATCGCACGCACCGGCGGCTGCCAGGATCATCAGTGGAATGTGCCAACGCGTGCCAGCATCTTCCTATCACGCACACAATTCGCAGACAGCAGGGCGCTCCGCAACGTCGGACTGCACATCATCGCCGTTCCCCTTGCCCCCGGCACCGCCGAACACCTCGGCGGCTACGTCGAAGCCGAAGGCTTGGGCAAAGCGGCCAATGAAACCTGGAGTTATTATGCGGTTACCAGACAAGATGCTTGAGATGTAGGCCTGCGTGACCCCCATCCTGTTTGCCAATTGTGTCTGCGACATGTGATGTGCTTGCATCCAGTCTCGCAGTTGTTTGGTCATGTTAACCTCATTACTAATGTTATTTTTCTCTGCTAATAATAACAATGGTAATTGAATTTGTCAAGAGGTAGAACCTTAAAAATTCTGACCGCAATGCACGCGCTAATAACTTGTGTTATAATTCGGATGTGAGCGAGACCAGTCTTGTGGCAAGTCGTATCAAGCACCTGAGGGAAAAGCGAGGGCTATCTCAGGGTACTTTGGCATCACTTGCCCAAACTACCCAGGGGTACTTGTCGATGATTGAGGCTGGAATCAGAGACAACATCAGTAGTGCTGTGATAGCCAAAATTGCTGTTGCTCTTGACACAAGTACTGACTACCTTCTTGGTCTTGTTGACGACCCTCAGCCTCGTGCTTCTGGTCGTGGCATCCCCCCGGACGTGTACGAGTTGGCCTTGCGTTTATCTGATCTTGCAGAGGAAGATCGGCGGTCGCTGCTCGAAGGCTTCACCGGCATCCTCGACGCCGTGGAGGCGCTGCATGCGGGCCGTGAGGCAGAGGATGCCGAACAGCAGGCGCGTGAAGACGAACTGGTGGAACTGCTCGACCAGTTGCCGGAGCCGTTGCGCGTCCAGGCGCGCAACTACCTGGCTCAATTGCTCGCCGAACAGTGGGAAGAGGAACGAAAAGCAGGATAGAAACCGAAACCTACCTCAGCACGCGCAACTTCGGGCGCGTGCGCGTCCGCCTGCCTGGCTGTCCCAGCCACGCCGCTAACACTCGTCGCAGCCAGTCTAAGAAACGAACCTGGCGCGGCGGCGACAACTGCCGATAGGCAGCAATTTCGTAGGCATGGCAGCGCCGCCGGCGGCGGGACATAGGAGAACCTCCGTGCTATAGAACAAGTGTTCTAATTATAGCACGCCCCGTTGCCGCCGGCGCAACCACCACGGAGGGCTAGACTGCAGCCCTCACGGTTCGCCGGAAGCCTGTACCGTGAGGACCGCGATCATGCCTGCTGCCAGCACGGTTCACATCCGTGAGGTCTTGGGTTCGAGTCCCTAATCGCCCACCAGATCAGCGTCAGGGATATCAGGAACCCCACGGGCGGTGTGTGTATGCAGTCCGTGGGGTTCCTGATTCCCTGAAGGCTGTTCCTCCCCAATCGCGACAAAACCGGAGGCCTCACGGGCGGAGTGTTAAGAATTTGACACAGCCCCGGAGGCCCCATGCAACTGGACTACGCCCTCGACGGCTACTGGCTCGCCAAAGCGCGCACGATCAGCCCCAACACGGAAAGAGACTACCGACTATCCCTGGAACGCTTCACCCAGTTCGTCGGACCTACCATCGAGGTGGAAGCCATCACCAGCAACGACATCGAACGCTTCCTCAACCACCTCACCGAAGACCTCCACCTGTCCAAGAAAACCGTCATCAATCACCTCATCGCCCTCTCCTCCTTCTGGACCTGGCTCGAACGGCACGCCGGCGTCCCCCACATCATCCGCCACAAAGTCCGATCGCCCCGCTACCATCGCCCCCAGATCACGCCGTTCACCCAGGACGAAATCCGCGCCCTCCTGGACGCGTGCGCGCACACGGCGGCCTGGGATCGCCGCTGGTCGAAATCCATCCGCAGCCGTCGTCCCACGGCAACACGTGATCGCGCCATCATCCTCATGCTCGTAGACTCCGGCGTCCGCGTCAGTGAACTCGTCAACCTCAAGATCGGCGACTACGACCGGCGCCGTGGCCAGGTGAGGATCAAGCACGGCAAGGGGGACAAAGAGAGGATCGTCTTCGTCGGCAATGCCACGCGCCAGGCCATCTGGAAATACCTGGCAGAGAGAGGGCAGACAACAGAGGATCAACCGCTCTTCGCAACTGCGACCGGCAAGCCGTTAGATCGCGACGACGTACGCAAAATGCTGGTGCGTCTCGGTCAGCGCGCCGGCGTGAAGGACGTTCACCCACACCGCTTTCGCCACACCTTCGCCATCGCCTTCCTACGTAATGGTGGCAATCCACTGGAGCTTCAGGAGATGCTCGGCCATGCACGCCTTGATACCGTGCGTCTTTACGTTCGCCTGGCTGAGGTAGACCTGGAACGGGCCCAAAAAAACGCCAGCCCCGCGGATAACTGGCGTCTGTGTTGAAACCTCACAACCTCAACATGACGATTATTAACTGGATAACGATCAGTACTGAACCGGCAACGATCCACCAATACCATACGAAAACGTGTCGTAATCCTCCGTTGCCGTTGATCCCCATTACTGCCTTTATTCGATCTATATCACGATTGATCTGCTGCACCTGCAATTGATCAGATCGCAATTTTTCCAGGTCGTTCGACATGACTGCCAACTTAACATTGATATCTGCCACAGCGGCGGAGATATCATCTAATTTTTTGCTCAGATTGTAGATGATCTGTTCCGATGGCTTAACATGTTGTTCCGTCATCTCCAAAATATCCTTCGTAACGCTTGCTTGCCATCTCGCCAGGTCGCCACGCAACCGTTCGATTTCTACGAGTGCGTAATCTACCGATGATACCATCCGTTGCTGGGAAGGGCTGCGCATCCCCTCCTCGTATGCTTCCCCTTCCAAACTGGCGATTTCCCGTCGTGCATTACGCAACAGGTTGACTAATTCCAGTGGCGCCCTGTTTTCGCCCCCGTATTCCGCAATGCGTTTTTCGATCTCGTGCAGATTAGATCGCCAGATAGCGAGCAGATCATCGTTGGTCACGCATGTCAGCCGTCAAATCACGCATGCCGACAACTTCGACTCCTTGCCGGTCCAGGACCAGCGCGAGCAGTTGCATCAGCTCGCGGATCTCCAGCAGCGCCTCGGTGAGCGCGCCCTTCGACGTGGCCGATAACGACGACGCCCGCACGAGGTCGGCGGCAGCCCGATTGCGCTGCGCGATCTCGTCCAGGCGGACGCGGCGCAGCGGCGATTCTTCGATCACGATCCTGCCCATCGCTCTTGCTCCTCGATCAGTCCGAAACGCTCCGGCGCGGGTTCCCAGCCGTCGTGGGCGTGCAACTCCCACCCGCCTGCTCCGTTCACCATGTGGTACTTCGGCCGGCCAGCCACGTCACGCTGCGCGTGGACGCGCCACAGATCGATGCACGCGGCGCGGTTGGCCGGAAGCTCCTCCTCGATATAGAAAACCTCCAACGGGATCGTCGTCGGATTCTCGAACAGCGTCCAGTCGCGGTCCGGCACGACGTGGACGATCTCGCCAGTATTGGAGTCGAACAGAAGACGCATAGCTCCTCCGCTCAGGAAGCGAATGAATATGTCGCGGCGTCCGCTGAATACGGCGTTGCGTATCCTGGCGCCATCATCGTCGTAATGATCGAATCCAGTGCTGACAGCTTGCTGGCGTAGGCAGCTGTCGTATGTCCGCCAGTGTATTTGATGACGAATGAAGAACCGTAGATCCCAGATAGAAGCTGTGCTTGGACGCTCACCGCCGCCGCGTAGTTTCCGGAGATATAACACTGCTGGATGGTGATAGAAGAGCGGTCATAGGCAAATAAATTGTAGTGCGATGTCTTAATGTATCCTCTGTAGAGCAGTAACGATGATGAGATACTAGAATATATCCCCCTAGCGGAATCGATCAGCACGCCATATATGGTGATGCGCGAAAGAATCAGATACAATCCGTACGATGTTCCACCAGTGAATTTGCATCCGTAAAAGAGAATTGAACGCGAAAAGAAAGATTGGATCGCGTCGGCATTGGATCCGGCATCAAACACGATGTATTTGAAAGTGATACTAGTGGTCCGTAGGGTCATCATGCCGGTAATTGTGGTCCCAAGTGTGTAAATAGCATAGTTTCCAGGCGTTGAGTTCATGTTGCCGGCGATCCACAGCCGCTTCGTGGACGCGACCGTGTCCAGCACAAAAGCCAGGTTGTTATCAAAGTCTGATGTATTCGTGCAGATCAACCGATTATTGTGCTGGTCGTCCGTCCATATCGCCGATGAATCCTCGATCTGTGACTGCCAGAGATACCAGGAATATCCCAAACCGCCGTTATACCAGTCCACGGCGCTATCGACGGTAAATGTCGTCGAATCGATGATACCAGTCACGACGCGACTGATGTTGTTCGCCTTGATGATCGCGCCAACCCAAAATGCGCTCGTACTCCCCCCACCGCTCAGCGTCACGGTCGTCGAGCCGCCAGAGACGGTATTGACTTTTCCGGTCCCGGCACTGGTGTTCGTGTTCTTGTAGTCAGTGGCCGTCCCGCTCGCGACTTGTGTGAGCGCGCCGACCAGGGCGATGACATAATCAGGACCGATGACGCGGTTGGTGATCGTCAGGTTCTCTGCATACGTCCCCGCCGCTATGTTCACCGTCACGTTGCCGCCGACAATGGGAGGGATCAGGTTGATCGCGTACTGGATCGTCGCCGTCGCCCCGCTCCCCGGCGCGAACCCCTGCCCGGGCGCGTCGGAGCCGTTGGTGCCGTCCACGTACAGCACCATGTCACCGAAAGAGACGATCGGTTTCCAAGCCCCCTCGTAGAAGAACAGGCACTTGCAGTCCGTTCGGTAAAACCACTGCCCCGTCTGCGGGCTGGACGGGAAGCTGGTCCCGCGGTCGCACGTCATTGCGACCGCCTTATAACCGGCGAAATTCACGTCCGCGCCGAACGTCGCGCCTGAATCCTTGAGCAACACCCCGTCGACCGTCACGCCGGTGCCAGCAGTCGATTCGGCCACCGCGTCGGCCTTGATCCCCGTTGCGCTGAAATCTTGCGCCTGGCTTGCCGACCCAGCCCGTGCCCCAGACGCGAGCAGATACTGCGTATGGTCGTCGTCGCCCAAGCCGCCGACGCTGCCGTGGTCGATGCCGGATTGATCGAGCGAGAGCGTCAGCGCGCCGCCGATCACCTGCCGCGTCGCGTCCGCCTGCAAGGGGGAGCTTGCCGTCAGGCCACCGGTCGTGAGCTTTTCCTGCAGGTTGGCCTCTTCCGCCGTCTGGTTGATCCACTCCCCAGATGACGCGTCGTAGGCCAGCACCTCGTTGTCGGCCGGCGACGCCTCGACGGTCACGCCGTCCACGTCGTCGAGCGCGACCACACCCGCGGGAAATTGCGCGTCCGGCCCCAGCGCCAGCAGGTAACCCGCCGTCGGCGTGCGCGACGCGTGCAGCCCGTCCACGGTGTCGGCGTTGCCCGACGCCGCGCCGCCGCCCATCCCGCCGCCGCTGCCCGCGGCTCGCTGGTCGATCCGCCTCACCACCTCGCGTTTTGGCATTCGTTTTCCTCGTCAACTGGAATCAAGGATCGAAATCCTCGATGGCGTACTCGCATCCCTGTACCAGGTAGCGCCGCCCCACCGTCAGCAGCCCCAACTGCTCCAGGTCGTAGACGCGCCAGGCGTCGCTCGACTCCGCCGGCAAACTCACCTCCTGCCAGCCGTCGGCGTAGTAGCGCAGCCGCGGCGACTTCTCCGACTCCGAATAGTAGTGCAGGTAGCGCCCCCGCCGCACGAACCAGAAACCCAGAGGAAATTCGTCGTTGGGCGCGTACCAGTGACGGCAGGCCGGATTGTAGAGCGCCATGCGCGCCCCCAGCCAGGCTAGGTCGTCGCGGATCGCCTTCACCCGCGGCGTCCCCGCGCTCCCCCGCACGTAGTCGCCGTGCGTCCACTCCGGCAGCGCCGTCCACCCCGACGGCGACGAGCTATCGGGTATCTCGTACAGGTAATCGACCAGGCCGCGGTCATGCTCGTAGACGCTGTCCGGGTCGTCACCGCGCACGTGGACGCGGTACACTTGCCCCGCCGTCAGCCCCAGCGAGGACAGGTCCAGCGTCCCCGTGTACGGATAGTACAGCTCGGCCAGGGGGAACGGCTTGCCGCTGTTCTCCAGCGTGTAATTGGGCGGCGAGGAGTCGTCCAGCGTGATCAACCGCGTCCCGTCAACCTCGATGCCCAGTTCAAAATTGTAGCCCGGGTTGTTTTTCTTGCGCCACACCTGGTAGACCAGGCTGTTCGAGACGTGGCGGATGCCCCCGCGCACCATCTCGTAGACGGTCGTCAATTTGCTGCGCACCGCCGGATAGCCCGCCTGCGGCCCGCTGCCCGCCCGGTGCAACGCCTCGGCGTACTGCGACAGCGCGTTCCACTGCGCCGCCGTCAGCACGTCCTCGTCGTTGCAGACCGGCAGCGTCGGCAGACTCAGGCTCTCGGTCTCGGCCAGGTCGAGCAGCCAGAACCAACATTCCTCGCAGGCGCCGGTTTGCCGCCGGATCTCGACCGTAACCGTGTACAGCGCGTTGTCGGTCAGCCCGGCCCCGCCGATGTCCGCCGTCTCCTCGATCTGCTCCTCGCCGACGGCGGTGATCCAGTCTGACTCGTAAACGGTAGTCGAACCGTACTTGACGCGCACCCTGACCGTCTCGTAGTACTGCCGCCAGACGAGCTTGAGCGTGTTCGCCTTGTGGCGGATCGCCCCCGTCCACCAGGTCGCGTATGAGGAGGTCAGCCCGACCTTTCTTGTCCCGACGAAGGCCGTGCGCGGCGACTGGTACATCCCCAACAGGTGGCGCACGGCCCGGCTCAGGCGATTGAGGTGCGCCTGCGCGCTCATCACCTGCCCACTTGCGAACGTCGGCGTTCCCGGCCATTCCGGCAGCGGCATCAGTACCAGCACCTCCCGTGCGCGCCCAGCGCCGTCGCGCCCACGACGAAATAGTTGCTGTAGGGGAACAGTGCCTCGGCGTCGAGCAGCGTCACATCCTGGACAAACCCCTCGGCAGCAGTCCAGCGAATCCCAATTACGAATCCATCTCGTGTCCCGCTGATTGCAGACGCATCCTGGAACCTGATCCGGTCCCCCAAGTTGAGACTGGGAATCCCAGGGACCCCCCGAAGGGTATAGACTGGATGAAGTCGAGCGCCGCGGTCGCGCAACATCTGGGCCAACATCCTGGCCACATCCTCATTCTGAAGATAGGGGTTCCCGCTGATCCCCCGAATTCTGGTATACGGCACAGACCCCGCGACATCCTCGCTGATCTCAAGCGTCGGCCCGCCGATCAATGGAGATCCGTGCAGGGTGAGCATGGTCAAATAGGCCTGCTGAATGGTGCCGGAATTAATGATCTGGAGCCTGGCCCGCTGGGCATAGGTGGTCAGGGACATGCTACATGTGCCGCTCAAGTCCTCACCACCTGACGAGATGATCTCGTAGTTATCATTGGCGGCCAGAGTGCCCAGAGCCAGCACCGGGTACGACATCCGACAATCAATGACCGCGGTGCCCCCAGGGGGAATGACACGCGCCTGATCCAGGGTGTAAAGGTCCTGATCTGGCCCTACGGCTCGCGGCTGAATCTCCACGCGCACCTGCGAGACCAATTCGTCAACACTGATCTCCGGTACGACAAGCTGATAGTCATCCTCATCCAGCGTCCAGGCCGGCGAGCCTGCGTGATCGCCGATTGCCCAGTGCGATGGATGTTCATACCGCAGCGTGCCCCCCCGGTCGAAGTAGCACCGGCCACCGTCCGCCCGGGCGACCTCCCACATCTCCCCTAAGATGCTCTCGTCATCCAGCCAGCAATAATCCACTGTCACCGGCGAAGGATCGAGGCTTACGTCTGAGATGCTCGCCAGGGTTGCCAGCGTTTGAATCCACTCATCGACGCGCAAATCTTCGTAGATCGTCGTGCTGGCGCGTTGTTGAACATAACGATGCCCCAGATCACGCAGCTCCAGAGTAACCGTCCGCTCACGACTGTTCTCTGACCAGTCGTAGATCACCCCTGTAAAGATACGATGCCACTCGGAGACCCCAGCGCCCGGTGCCGTCCCCAATCCCACGGAGAGCCGTGCCGGAATCCCGTACATCCCCGCGCTGCCCCCGATGTGCGCGAACAATCCCCCGTCGGAGCGCAGCCAGCTAAAGCGACCACCTTCATTCCAGAGCAGGACCGTGGCCGCTCCCACGTCGCCGGGTGCCACCAGGTCCTCGCCGGGGCCGGAGATTTTCAATTCGCCAGAATGGGAGATCAGATATTGAGACTCATCAGTCCAGGTGGAACCGTCCCACTGGACCTCAAACTTGCTCTGGGGATAGCGGTGCGGATCGAGGGGAGAGGGAGGCATCATAATTCCTCAAAATCGATGCTGATGTTGTAGTACGGCTGCCCGGAAACACCGTACAGCACCTCCTCTCGCCAACTGTGTGCGATGGCGACCACCGTGAATGTCTGGCCATCAGGGAGCACCAGCGTGGCGCTTCCACCCGCATCGTACTGCGCCTTGAGAGTGTTTCGCTGCGACGCGGTGAGCAGCGCCCAGCGGAGCGCGATCCTCGCCTTCACGGCGATCACGTCCGTGCGCAAGGTCCCCGACAGCATCCGCCTGGCAGCTACCAGCGGGGCATCTTCAATTTGGATTCCCCCCTCTTTCCTGGGGAGTGGCATCGTTTGGGAGTTCCAGGTCAGGCTAACGGTCATCGCACCTCCCTCCGCCCCGCCGATTGACGCCGTATCTCCGCCGCGACCTCCCTGGCAACCAAGGCCGCCAACAGGTGGGCGTCCGGCTGACGCGTGCGCTCGACGGCATCCCGAAAGATCCCGGCATCTCCAACATTTCCATAGACCGTGAAGCGGAAATTGTTGACCGGAGCAGCCTGCGCCGGCGCCAACGCCAAATTGGACTCCAGTCGAGGGAGTTCAACCCGCGACAGCCGATGCATCGCGTCTGCTACCCCCGTCAGCCCGATTTCCCAGGGCGTCGGGCTGCCTGGCGTCATCCAGTCGGGGAGGGTCAGGCTGCTCAGACGATTGGCCAGGTCTTTCAGCCAACCCGTCAGCGCCTGAATCTTCTCGGCCACGAGCGAGAAGGTGTCCGCCAGGCCAGTAAAGATCGGCGTGACCTTCTTGCCGACGAACTCCCAGACATCACCGAGGGCAGGCAGGAGTACGTTCTGGAACAGTCCCGCCACCGCCCTGATCCCAACCCTGACGGTGGCGAATCCCACCTGCTCGACGGCCACCCAGAGGGGGATTAAGTAGTCTCGGATGAAGGCCCAGACGGCCTGGAGCGCCGGAAGGAGAGTGCTGGTCCAAAAGGCAGAGAGGGCTTGAATCGCGATGGGAAGGTTCTGGGCCAGCCACGCCACCAACTGTTGCAAGATCGGCAGCGCCGTGTTGTTCCAGAATTCTGTCAGAGCAGTGCGGATTCCACCCCAATCGTTCTCCCACGCCTGACGGACCAGGGCAACGGCGCCAACCAGTAACGCGGCGCCGGCGACCACCGGAGCGATGGCGGCGATCAGCGCACCCAGGGCCGGGACAACCACTGAGCCAATCAGCAGTCCCAGCGCCGTGAGCACGTCCTGCCAGGAGACAAACTGACTGATGGCCTGAACAATGGGCGCAATAAAGGCGCCCGCCTGGGCGATGAACTGCTGGATGGCGGCGATCACCGGCGGCAGCGCTGTCGTCGCCCACGTCAAAATCGACTGCCCGAAGGCCTGGATTTTGGGAATCACCGCGGATAGCCACCCCAGGACTTGAGTGACCATCGCTCCAAACTGCTGGCCAATCCCAGCGATGGCCGCCATTGTCTCTGGAGACGAAAGCGTGTCTACGAAGCTTTCCAGGAACGGCTTGGCCGCCATGAAGGCCCCTTCGAAGAACTCGCGCAGCCCCACCTCCTTCAGGTCGCCGAGGGAGGACAGCAGGCCGGAGAACGTATTGGCCTGGGCCTTCGCGGCGCCCCCGAAGTCCTTCTCCATGCTGCCGATAATGGCCTCAATGGCCTTGTCCGCGGGAACCAGCCCCTTCGAGATCATCTCTTCCAGTTGGGCAGTCGAGACCCCGAAGGCGTCGGCCAGAATCTGGCGGACGGAGACGCCTGCTTCCGTCAACTGCATCATCTCCTGACCGGCCAGCTTACCCCGTGACTGGATTTGGCCCAGGGCCAGGGCAATGCGGTTGATTGCCTCCCCAGAGGCCCCGGTCCCCGCCGCGAAGTCCATCGTAGCCTGAGTCAGGCGTTTCGCCTCTTCGGAGGTGAACCCATAGGCCATCGCCAAGCGAAGGGCATTGTCCACATCCTTCCTGGAGAACGGAGAGAGGACTGCCAACTGCTGGCTCCAGCGCACAAGTTCAGCAGCTTTCTCAGAGGCCTGCCCCATTGCCTCAGAGATGCTGATCTGACCCTCGCGCACCGTCTTAGTTACGGTGACAAGCGCCCCCTGCTTCCCTTCGAGTTCGGCGACCTTCGCTGAGTTCTTGGAGATCGCGGCGTCCAGGTCGCCAAGCTGGTCTTCCATCTGGGCCAGGCGCGCATTGGCTGTCTGGACCGCCAGGCCTTCGGCCCCATACTGGGCAGTCAGTTCGATGATTCGTTGGCGCTGCTCCTGCATCTGAGCCGCCAGGAGGTTGCGCCTCAGCGTGTCATCCTGGATTTTCTCCCGAAGGTCATCCAGTTGGGCAAGCTCCTTCTCGGTCAGGGCGATCCGCTGCTGGCCGACGACGATGGTTTTCTCGACGCCGCTGGCCTGAGCAATCTCTTTTGCCAGCAGGCTCGTGAAAGCCATGTCCATGCGCTCGGCGTAAGCAACCGACTCGATCGCGCTCTTCCCCATCTCGATAAAGGCCGAGGTAACTGATCGGATACCATCAGCCAGCAATTGAGCGCCCGTGAAGGTTGCCATCATGCGCAGCGAATTGAAGACGCTGCCGGAGGCGCTCTCAGCGTTGCGCGCAAACCCCTCCAGCGCGCCCGTCGCATCGTCCAACTCGCTACGCAGATCGCCGATGTCGGCACTGATGCGAACCAGCAGTTGCGCAATTGTGTCGGCCATCAAGGACTCCGTGGCGATGAAGCTCGCTGAACCCCGTCCCACACGGCCAGAATCTCATTGACCGTATGGATGTCCAGGCTGTCGTAATACTCCAGCGTCCACCCGAAGCGCTCGCAGACAGCCACCCGGATGTACTCCCAGGGCGGCGGGGCGTTGGCCTTGAGCGCCAGGTAGACCGCCTTACTCAGTTTTTTGCGGCGACCTCATCCCGCAGCCAGGCGGCGACGGCCTCATTGATCAGACGGTATTCCTGGAAGGTCAGATCGTCATAGGACTCCGGGGCCTTCGGGTCTCCTGGATAGTCCCAGCGGATGATCACCTTTGCCAGGTGTTGGTAGACCGTCTCCAGATCTCCGGACTGTTCCGCTTTCGCCCAACGGCGGAAGTCGCCCATTGTCACTCGCCCACCGATGGTGATCGTATGACCATCGGTGAGCGTTACCGTTCGCTCATTCGAGGTCATGCCGCTCACCAGGTCGAGGCGGTCGGCTCCGCCTGGATGTGGAACTCGACAGTAACCGAGACGACGTCATCGTAGGGCATCGAACGATCACGGCTCTCGATGAAGGCCGCCGCCGAATACTTGGGGGCGCCCGACGCCGTCCCCTGTGGTGACCAGACTACAGTTCCTTCCGTGCCAGGCTCCGTAGCTGCCCATTGGGCGGTTCCTGAAGACCCGGTCGTATCCAGAAACTCCAGGGAAGCGGTGGTATCCCGCAGCGTCGGGACAAACGAGCGATGAGTGTCTGCGCCCGCTGACTTATCTGCGGTGTCCACGCTCTCGTTGGTCTTAAACGAGCGGAAGTCTCCGTTCAAAGAGACCGTCCCCCTGGAGTAGACCCAACTGACGACGAGATTCTTGCCAGTATAGCGTGCCATCTGTTAGCTCCTTACGGTAATCTGTGAAAGGTGGAGCGCCATGTACATGAGGTCGGTATCGACCTTCGTCCAGGCACCCTCGTCTGTCCGATGAGTGCGCTGCCAATTGCCAGCAGCGGGAAGGATGGGAGCCTTGCGAGCATCCGCACTGATGAACTGCAGGCCTCCGACGCGGATCGTTGTCGTCGAGGTAGGAAGGACCGTCAACCGGTAGTTGCCAGCGGGAAGAGAAACTGGATCCCAGAAAAGGTCGATCAAGCCATAATCTTGGACATGATCGATGTCCGTAACTGTCGCAGAAGCAACTACAGCATCTGAGGCATCATAGAGACGCACTTGGAAGGGAGCGTTTGACCCTGTCGAGCTGATTGCAACGCGTGCCCCGGTACACACAGCAGAACACGGAAGTGAAAACAGGTTCCCAACTTCATCGGGGTTGGTATTGGTCGCGATATTGGAATTCGGCGAATACTGGCTTGCTGCCAGCCCCCAGATCGTTCCGTCATCATACCTGACAGCCATTGGACCTAACCCGGAAAGGCTTAGCCATGCGGTCGAGAACCGCATGATTCCCACATTAGCAATCCCGCCCCCCATCGCTCCCTGGTAGGGTACGCTGATGTAATTCGAACTATTGGGCGCCGTCCCTCCAGGCTTGATGATCGCAGCCACCATATTGCCCGCCTGCGCAGAGGCGGGGGTCGCCAGAGGAATCCAGACCCAGCCAGTAGCCGATGGCGTCAGGGTCCCAGGAGTGCTGCCGCCATAGTTGCCAGCAGACGGGAATCCATCCCCACCAAGAGCAACGAGAGCGATGGTATAGCTCGGTGGGGAACCAACGATTGCCGTAATGACCAGTCCAACATGTGTGATCGTCCCCGTTTTGGGGAGGCTGAGGAGTTGAGCGACGGCATTGTCAGCATCGTTCAACGTGTACCCAGCAAAGGCATCTACTGTGACAGGCGTTCGCCAGTCGCCGCCATACGCTGCCGGACCGTAGACCACTCCAAGGTCAACCATCTGTTCGCTCCACGCCTCAATCTCCCGCTGCAGGGAGAATTCCACGGTCGCCGTGGCCACATCATCGTAGGAGATGGTGCGATCCCGTGAAGTCACCAGCGCCGCCGACGAGTACTGAATCGCTCCCCCGGCAGTACCGGCAGGCGCCCAAACCAGCGTCCCGGCGGTCCCCGGCGTCAAAGCCTCCCACTCCGCAAGCGCCAGATCATCCAGGAGGTCCAGGGTTGCTGATTCCACGCGCAGAGTCGGCAGATACTGCCTGTGCTCGTCGGCACCCGCCGTCGCGTCTGCGGTATCGATGCTCTCCGCAGTGGCCAAAGAACACTGCGACCCACTCAGGGCCACTGTCCCTGCCAGGCTCTCCCAGCGGATATAGAGGTCCTTCCCCGTGTATCGCTCACCCACCGGCCCCCTCCAGGCGGATCGCGTACTCGCCGCCAGCGTGACCGATCACGTGGCCAGCCAGATCGATCTCCTGGTAGCGGATTATCGTCTCACGTGCGATCCAAAAGTTGATGCTCCCGGAAATGGTGAGCGGCTGATCATGGAGAAGGCCGTCAATCAGGTCAGCAAGCGACCCGGCGAGGGACAGAGAATCTGCGACGGCCTTGACCAGGTACACCATCCGCTGGCTGCGCGTGGGCGTCAGGTTCTCCTCAATGCCGCTGGCCAGCGAGAAGGTCACCGCAGGCAGCGAGATATCGGCAGGGATCAGCCCGTTGTAGATCGCCGTCCCGCCCAGCGCCGCCACCAGCGCCGTCCCACCGCTAAGCCGGCTGTAGATCGCCTGTTCTAACATGTTCATTGCGGCCCGCCTCGATCTCCGCGAGCAATGGCTGCCAGTAGGCCGAAACTACATGATCCCAATCGAACTGCTCTGCGCCCTTTCTGGCCCGTTCCGCCAATTCCTCCCGCTGCCCCAGCTTCGTCAACCTGGCGTAGATTTCGACGTAGGCATCCAGGATTGCCTCTGGATCGGGGAGATAGCTCCAGGCGCCAAGGGGAGTCCAGAACGGATGCTGCTTCTCGACGCAGACACCGGCAAACGTCAGTTCTGGCATCGCCGAGTTGGCGGCAGTGACGACGGGGATGCCGCAGGCTTGCGCTTCGATCAGCGGAATCCCGAAGCCTTCGCCGCTGGAGGTCAGGCTGAGCACGTCGAAAGACTGGTAGAGGGCAGCCATCCGCTCCTCATGCCAGCCGATCACGTAGGAGTACTGGTCTGAGAAGATCACGTCGCGGCCCTCGACCAGGTCAAGGCGGCGGAGAAGCTCCTTGAAGTCGATTCCACCCCGTGCGGTAGTCTTCAGCGTGTGCAGGTACAGGAGTGCGCCCTTGTGGTATCTGCGAAACACCGAGAAGGCTCGCAACTGTTCGGGGAAACATTTGCGCGGCGGGTATCCCTGGTTAGCCGCCACCATTCCAATGATGAAGGCGTCTTCTGGCAGCCCCAGCTTCCGACGCGCTTCCGTGCGATCTCCCGGGCGGAACACGTTCGTATCAACCCCGTGGGGGATGTAGCGGACGTTTTCGATCCCCTCCTGGCGAAGCAGCGACTCCCCCCACCTGGAATAGGGCAGCACCGTATGGGCGCCCTGTAATCGATCCAAGACCATCTGTGGAACCGGCTCCTGGTCAATCGGCGTCCAGGGTAACCAGGCCCAACCTCCCCGCTGCGCATGATCGCCGAAGAAGTCGGTCACCCATACGTCCATCAGAGTAATCAGCACATCAGCCCGAAAACTGCGCATGTGGGCGTCAAGAATGTCCTCGCCCCAGGGCGCGTACCCCATCGGGTAAATCGGCGTACCCTCGATGTTCAACATGCCATTCTGCAAGCCGTAAAAGGCGAAGTAGGCTACATCATGGCCCAGGGCCTTCAACCGGGGCGTCAAGTGCTTCCCCTGGACCCCATATCCTGTGGTGCACCAGGGGGCATTGGCCATGAACATGATCCGCAGCGACATTCAGCCTCCCATGCAGACTTGCCGAAGTGCCTGAAGTCGATTCTCCAGGCCAACAGTCCCCGCCAGATGCAGGACGACTGGAGAAGTCCCGCGCTCATGATTTGAAATCACGTTCCAGCGGTAATCGACGATGTGAAAGAACTGCCCCCAGGGAGATTCCTGAGCCATCCGGTTCAGGATCGTCTGCTCGTTCTGCTCATCCTCCCACCAGAGGGGCAGCGGCTCATAGATCGGCGGTTGGCGGCGGAGAAGCTCGGCGAGCATCTCAGGCACCCCTGCACCGTTGCGCAAATAGAACACCCCCGCTTGCAGATGAACGGGTTCGCCGCCGGGCACCTGCGATTGCGCAAGGCCAAACCCCGGTCGGTACGTCGCCGCCGTCGGCTCCTGTTCGCAGTTCACGATGACGGCGTCCGCGTCCAGATACATCACGTAGTCGTACCCGGCCCGCAGCGCCTCGAAGGCCCAGCGGAATTTGTCCCAAGAGTGAATGCGCTCCCGTTTCCCCAGCATCCACCAAAAGCTCATCCCCCAGCGCGCCGCATATCGCGAGTGACGATCATGCGTTACCCGCAACATCTCGCGGTAGGGAAGCCCGTCGGCGCATTGCAAGAGCAGTGATCTCATCGCCCCGCCACCTTATCCATTGCCTGCAGGAAGATCGGGCGAACGCGTTCAGCTGCCGGACGCATATACGGCCTCGCCGCCATGGAGCGCGTGCCGTACTCGACATAAATCGCGTACTCTGTATGGGGTGCGATCTCCGTCGTGAAGCGGTCGGGGAATTCTGTCATGATCGAATTCTTGAGGGTACCGGTATCGACAGGAACTACCTGCTTGGCATACGCCTCGACCATGTGACCGCTTTTGCGGACAACGGCCTCCACGCGGTCGGCGATCTCGTCCGAGAGTTGTGGCAGGCGGTTGTAGACGATCTCGACCCCAAAGCGCTTAGCCATCGCCGACCCTCCGCACCTCGCACCGAATCGCCGTCAGCCAGCTTTCGGCGCGCTGTGTATCGATCACATCGTAGACATCCCCGCCGATGATGATGCGGTCGCCACTGCGCACGTCGGTATCATACGGCAGCGTCACGACCCAGTCTCCCACCGTGCGTTGTTGCTCGCCGACCGCCTGCAGGTCGCGGCGGCGCAACTGCGGCGCCAGACGACAGGGAATAGCCACCCCCACCGCTGCCCAGGACGGCACTCCCTCGCCGATCACGTTGTGGGAGGAGGTAGCGCGCTGAATGGAGCATGTGTCGGGGAGCGCCGCCTGCTGCGCGGCCCGCATCAATGCCAGATCATTCGCCGTGAGCATTGCGCGCCTCCCTACCCGTTGGCGACCCGCTCCTGCTCGGTCACATACTCGACCGGATCCCAGCCATCGTCGTGGCGCAACGCCTCGGTCTTGGTCAGAAGCATGGTGGCGGCCGCTGAGCCGGCCAACGCCGCCCAACGTTGCAGTGCGGCACGCTCCCGGGCAGCGGCCTGCCGACGGTACAGCGCGGCGCGCTCCTCTTCGGCGCTCATCAGTCATCCTCCCTGGCCAGCGCACCAGGCACAGGCAACGCCGTGACGATCTTGCGCCGATAGGACTCCGCCATCCGCTCGCAGTGCTCGATTGCCTGGCTGCGGTCGAAGCGCTGACCGTCCGCCTCAAAGTCAAAGCGCGTTGCCAGCTTGCCGGCCTTCCGCCGCCAGCCCTCCGCGGCGCCACGATTGAGATCCCACGTCGGCGTCCAGGAGGCTTCGGAAGGCGCAAGCCCGTTCGCGTCCACCAGCTTCGATATGGCCAGGCAGTCTGCGATGTCATCCGCTGTCAATGCTGGCTCGTTATCTGCATCGGTCATTCGTTTGAGCCGGGCTTGCGCCTCCGCCGCGTTCATGGGTCACCTCACACGATGTAGAACAGATCCACGACTTTGCTGCCGTCCGGGGTGCCGCCCAACGCATACAGATTCTTGGAAAGCTCGCTGTTCACCGTGAGCGTTCCCGCATCTGTCGAGCCGTCGAACAGCTTCACCAGCACACAGGAAGCGTTGTAGACCTTATGCGGCAATCCCAGTTTCTTCCCCCAGCCAACTGAGACCTCATCACCGCTGTTGGTCTTGGCTGGCAGGGTAATGCTGGACACAGTCCTGAAGGCGCGTACTCCCTCCACCGTTGCCGTCCCACTGAGGACGAGCGCGTCGGAGATGGTGCCTCCCGCTGCATCAGTACCAGCAAGCGTCACGGTGCCCGCGATGCCGGACTGGTTGCCGGTGATGGTGAGCGTCCGCGGCACGTCCGGGTTCGTGATCCCCGTTGTGACGACCTGCGTCGCTGTGCCCAGCGCGACCGCCGCATGAACAGCAGTCGTGGACACCGCCGCCGGCGATGCCTGATAGTGCGCCAGAAAAGCCATGTCAATCGGATCGGCGCCTAGCTCGCCCTGAATCCGTTGCCCGTAGTTGGGATTGTATGGGTACAGCGTGCTCATCGCTCACCTCCTACGGGGCCAGGACGGCGAACGGGTACCGGTTGGCCTCGGTCTGTTGCAAGTTGGTGACGGGATTTGCTACCTGGAACGCGACACGCATCGTCGCTCGCAACGCCACCATGTCCTGCTGCGCCAGGTTATAGACAATGTTGCCAGACCCGTCCTGGATCACAGCCTGGTCGAGCACCTTGATCTGGATGTCCTGGCGCAACCCGATCATCCCCATCGTCCGGTCACCGCAGATAAGCAGCGCTGTCGTCGCATCCCAGGCACCGTTCTGCGGAAACTCCAGCGGTTGCCCATAGAGGCTGCTGGGCGTCCCAGCGGTCAGCGATGGCTGGAAGATCAGCGCCCCTTCCGTCGTACGCAAGCCGCGCAGCCTGGCTTTGACCGACATTGCTCCCGCGAAGAAGTTGACATCGAAGCCGTCAGCCTCCACCAGCGACATGATGCCCCCGTCGGCGCCGATCTTGTCCACCAGATCGCCACTGCCAAGAGAGATCAGGTTGCCGGCCGCGTTGGCCGCCGTCACGATGGCGTTGGGCCAGGAGGACGGCTTGTTGGTGCCGAAGAAGACGGCTGCGTCCAGCGCCCGCCCGAACGCCTCGACCAGGCGCGGGCGCACTTCACCCCAAATGTCGAAGTCGCTGTCATCGAGCACGGCCTGCGGCACAGGGACAATGACCGCCAGCTCTTCGGCATTCAAGTACTTGTTCGCCCAGGTGATCTCCGTGGTCTGCTTGAGACCGGTATCGCCTGAGACAAAATACGCCGTTGCGAGCGCTGCCAGGACGGGCATCCGCTGCTGCGCCCGGCTCATAGTTACTTGCCGAAACAGTCGCAATGCCGCCGACTGCTGTGGCAAGGCCTGGATGATCTGCCGCGACGCTTCCTCTGGCATCAGAGGGGTCGCATCAGTCCTATCGATCAACGAGTTGTAAACAGGCATCTGTCACTCCCTCAAGGGCGCCCCGCGGCGCGCCTGATCCATGCATTCATGTCCCCGCCCAGTCTCCCGCCGCTGGCGCCGGCGTCAATGCCGCCCCCGGCGGTGCGAAAGAGGCCGGGGTACCTCTTCCGCAATTCCTCGAAGTTGTGTTTGCCGACTCCCTTTTCGGGATCGTAGGCCCCTAGCAGGCCTTCGGTTTGCGCCGCCAGGTACGCCAAGCGTAGATCGGTCACCCCCGCCTGAATCGCCTTCTCCACGAAGTCAGCCCTGATTTCGGCCTGGGCGATCCGACTCTCTGCCGCCAGTGCACGGCGCTCAGTCTCGCTGGCCAACTGTTGGAGGCGCTCCGTCTCCGTGAGCTTGGCACGCTCGTACTGCTGCACCTTTGCCTCCAGGTCGCGCACGCGCTGGCGATAGCCGGCGGCCTCCGTACGCAACTGCTTCACGTATGTCGCATCGAACCGCTCCGGCTCCTGGCCCTGAGCGCCAGCAGCGCCCTGCTGGTCGGTTTGCGGCTCCTGGCCGCTGTCGGTGGGCGCCTGGCCCTGAGGTTCATCTGCCATAATCGTTCTCCTGGATTCAGTCCCCCGCGAGCCGCTTCAGCGACTCTGGAGGCTCCTCACCGATCTCAGCGTAGAGCCGGATAAGCTTCCTGGCAGCAGCGCGCTTCTGTTCGGGGCTGGCGTCCACTCCACCTCGCGCCCCGGCCAGCACTGCCGCGGCGGCATGTACGCCATTACGGTTGAGCGTGCCATCCGGCTCACGGACCGGCAGCTTGTGGTCTGCCTTGTTGTCTGATTCGGGGTCCATATGAATCAGGCAGGCACGTCGCCATTGTTCTGGCGTGTAGTCGGCCTGGCTGAACTGACTCCACGGCTTATTGCTGACCGCCATCTTGCACCTCCGCAAACAAAACGCCGCCACGCGGGACATACTGTCTGTCCCGCTGTGGCGGCGTAAGTGGCCCGTTCGGGTCGAAAGGCCGCGCTCGTTGTACGTGACTACTCGTCAGGGATAGTTATACCAAACAGCTTAGCCTGGGCAAAATACCCTTCCATGCGAAGCAACTCCCGGTCGATCTCCACCTCCTTCTCAACAAGCGCCTCGATCTCGTCCCTACTCAAATCTTTTCTCGTTTGTAGGAGTCTATTACGTATCACTTCACGTATACGCTCTGGATCATAGTGGATCTGAGCATTTACAGGAGTCACCGGGTTGTCAACCATCGCCACACCTCCTGGGCACGCTGCCAGGCAGAATCGACATCAGACGAATCCGCTCTGAAGGTCATGTAATTGAGGCGCGTGTCGCGCCCCAACAAAACGCGACGCACATCATCAGCAATGACCTCCCCCACATTATACCACGTTTGTGGCCGACCTGCATCGAAAAGATCATCTACAATCCGCCGATAGAGATCATTGGGCAAGCCGGTCATACCTTCGCTTGGATAATTCCCTTCTCTCTGGAGCGTTAGTACATGTCCATATTCGTGGGCAAGCGTCTCTGCGAAGCGTTCGGCCGCGCTGTTGAATAATCTCACAGAGACACCATGAGTTTCATGTTCGTGCTGCCAGTGGTCGCGATCTCTCATGACCATAGAAGTATTGTTCCACATGATGATGGACCGATTATTAGGATCAACCGCCCCAAAGTAATTCGTCACATCTCCCTGAAGCGTAATCGCCTGGCCGCGCAAAGAAACACCGGCATCACGGAAAATGCGGATTGCTTGCCGCACATCTGCAACTGGTTGCGCCTGTGATCGCTCGACGCCCCACTTCACGTCTGGCATATCAGAATGTTTCAGCGCCTGATGTAACGGCAATCTGTATCGCATTGTCCCCCAGTGGGGATCACGCTTGCGGCCCACGAAGTCACGAAGGTCTACCTGCAAATTGTTGTATGCCTCAAAGGCCTTCTTGCCGAGGACACGTTGCTGATCCTTTGCAGATAACGCATCAAACAACGCCTCCCCCCTGCCGACCTCGATCTCTCCCCCTTCTATCCCTTTGATACCAAGCTCAGCCCACGTTTTCAGCCAGGGAAGCATCGCACAGCGACCATTGGGATGGTCATCAAGGCGTTCGTCGAGGTTGTGCGTTGTCCCATGCATCGCCCAGCACGCGGCGCATGTGCGCGTGTCAAGGTGCGCGTGCCAAATCCAGCCCTTGACCACGTCACGATTCGCCTGATAGCTGCGCCGCGTCGCCTCACGATACGACCGCAGCACCTCCGTGCGGCTGATGGTGAGCGCCCGCACCAGATTGCCGCCCAGCGCCCGTTTGATCTGACGTGCCATCGTGCGCGGGTTCTGCCCCGTCGCGATGCCGACTACCAGCGCCTCACGCACGCCCCGGCTCGCCTCCGGCCCCAACTCGTCGAGGAGGGCGCGCAAGGGAGAGCCTTCCTGCAGGAAGCCCACCAGATCGGTCATTGCTTCCCGCGGCAGCCTTGACCAGGTCACCAGCACCCCAGGCGGCGGCTTGCCCAGGCCCGTCAACGCCAGTTGCTCGGCGTGCGCTTCAGCCAACGCCACCGCCTGACGCTGCGCCTCTGTGATCTGGACACCAGCAGCATCGGCAAACCGTCGCATCTCCGCCGCGACCTGATCGAGAAGCGCCTGCATACGCTCCGCCTGAAACAGCCAGGCCGGAGAGACCTCCTCGCCGGCGGCGCGGGCGTCGGCGATCTGCCGCAGAAGCACATCAATGCGCTGCCGAAGCCGACGGTATACCTCGCCGTAGTAGCCGATCAATTCCGCAGCCGCCTCCCGGTCGTGAGCAAGGAGTTGACGACGGAACTGGGCGGCAAGATCGTAGATGTCGGGCACGAGATTACTCCTGTGCACCGCCGCGATCAAAGTTGGTCAGCAAGGCCTCTCCTAGACGCTGATCGCCAGCAGCACGCTCTTCCAGCATGCGCTCAATCTCCTGCTCCGAGTAGCCAAACTCACGCCACAGTTGGCGCTCCGGTATGCCCACCTGCGCCTTGAGTACCGCCACGTTGGCATGGTCCAACTCGTTGCGCGGCGTCGGATCCTCCCACTGACAGGAGATTGCGACGGCCTCGCTCTGGCCAGCTACGCGCAAGGCGAATTGCATCACATCCTCCCAGACGTTGCCGAACACGACTTGCCGATCACGTACCTTTTTCAGGAAAGCCGCCTCAGCGCTTTTCAGCGCCTCGCCGCTCGGCCACTGCCCTGTCGGGGGGACGATGAAGTGCAGCGGCGTCCGGCTGACGACAGCAATCTCCTTTCGGAAGCCCTCCTGTACGCTGAGGAACTGCCCCAGGTCGGCGGGGTCAAACTGACCGAAACGTGTCTCGGCGTCAGCCACTGCCCAGACGCGGTCTGCACCAGGGATGAACGGCGCCCGCGGTTTCCCCGTCGCCTCATCGATCTCCACCTCCAGACCGGTCGCCCAGCGCTGGGGTAGCGCCACGTACTCCATCGCCACCAGCATGTCGGCGATGGCCTTGTTGAGTGCGTCCTGCAGCGGTACCACATCGGCCAATTCCGACCGCCCCCACCGCCCGATCCCGGCATCGTTGGCAAAGTGGAATACCGGCACGCGACCATAGGGGTTGAGCAGTGGCCATACCTCCCCGGGGACCTCGAACGGCTCAAAGCCATTCGAGCTATCTGGAAGGCTCTCTGTCTTGCTGCGCGTCACATATTTCTCAATGCGGTCAGGATAGTACAGGTTGAGCCGCAGACGGCCATCTCCGACGGGCCAGCACTTAGCCGCCCAGATCAGTCGGCCGGGCATCTCTGGATCATAGCGCACGGTGACGTTGACGGCGTCCTGTGGGTAGAGGATCGGGTTACCATCGGCATCCGGCCAGACGATCACATACGCGTCGCCCGCCGTCAGCGCCTCCTTGTGCACCTCGCCGGCCCGCTGGTCCATGCGATTTGCCGCCCAGATCGCCCAGGCATCGCCGGCCGCGTCCTCTGGACCGCTCACGACAGCAAAGCCGGTTACCACGAGTCGATCAGCGATTGCTCCTACCACGCCCAGGCAGAGATTGTCCGCGAAAGCGCGGAAAAGCGAGCCGAAGGTATTGCGATACTTCTCCGTAGCGAAAGCCAGCCGGTGCCGCCCTTCGGCGTAGTCGTGATAAAGCTGGTAGTCCATTGCCCGGCCCCTCAACTGCGCCAGAGCCGTGGCCACATCCGGGAATCGTTCCGCCATTACGTCCTCCTACCAGGTAACGAGCCGCCGACTTCGCCCATGCTCGGCAGCCCAGCACGCCAGCGCTAGAGCCATGACCGTATCGGTCACGAGGTCTTTGTCTTCCCAGGCATAGCTCTGCAGTTCGTCAACCAGCTCGCGCACGAACGGGAAGCGCAACTGCCGACGTTCCAGGAATACTTGCAGATTCGTCAGCAGGTCCACTTTCGAGCGAGCCGTAAAGGTGAACCCTGTCGCGATATCCTTCACGCCGTCAAGGACTGCCGCGCCCACGCCCGTCGCGTCGATGGCGAAATCGTGGGTGCGAATTCCGTATTGCTGCGCCACAGCCCGCAGCCGCGCCTCCACGGCCGGCCACGGCGCCCGCTGGAAGCGCTCGAAGTAGGCCATGCGGTATGGCTTTTGCGTAGCGTCCAAAACTGTGATCACGGTCCAGTCCTCTGCTTTGGCGAGGTCGGCGCCACCCACCCAGCGGCGCTTAGGATCCGGGGAGAGGGGAAGTGCCCAGTCAACCCCCTCGTAGGCCGCCTGGATGTCCTCCCAGCGGAATACTGCCGCGTCGTCGTCGGCGTAAACGCCCTCCACCTCACGCTGCCAGGCGGCGGCAGTCATGCGGTCTCGCAGGGAACGGATGTACTCGTGATCGACATTCGGGTTCTCCCATGTCGCTCCCTGCTGCGCATAGACCGTTGAGTCTCCTCCCATGCCGCGTTGCAGTTCGCGATAGACCAGCCCGCGGCGGGCGCGTGGCGTCGAGATCAGCACGAGCTGACCGCCCACGTCGGCCAGCGTCATGCGCACGACCTCGTTGATGAAGCGCTCGGAGAGATAGTCCGCCTCGTCCACGATGCAACGATGAAACTTGTGACCACGCAGATAGATGCCCTCGCGGGCCGCCGTGCGCACCGTGATCTCGGAGCCATGCTTGAAGCGAATGAGGGGGAAAGGGGTTTCGCGCACCTTATCTACCAGCGCCGCGAGCAGTGGTTGCCGCTGACACATCATCAGCGCCACATCAAATGACAGGCGCGCCTGATCGAGGGTAACGCTGACAATGCCCTGGCGAGTCTTGGGCCGGAAGACAGCGTAGTAGAGCGCTTGCACGGCAGCGCATTCCGACTTTCCGTAGCGTCTCCCCGTCACCAGGACCGCCGTCGGGCGCTCCGGGGCGCTCAACCAACGTAACTGTCCGGGATGTGGCTCCCAGCCCAGCCAGGCGCGTGCGAAGGCCACGGCATCAGTCGTCTGCTGGACTGCCTGGACGAGCAAGCTCTGCCAGGACTCGCGCAAGAGTCTCGCCAATGTCCGCCTCCTGCTTTTGAGGGCTATCCAGCCCCAACAGACGGGCGCGCCGCTCCAGGATGCCGAGCAGGCGATCTACGGCAGGCGACTTCCCTGCCTCTACCTGCGGCCAGATCGCCAGCAGCGCGGCATCGAGGCGTTCCAGATCGAGCTTGCGATTGAACTCGGCCAACTCGTCATTCTGCCTGAGGGACCGCTGATAGGCCTTCATCACAAGCTTCCAGGCTGCCTGGGTGCTAATTCCCAGGCGTTCGGCGATCTGATCGTAGCGCAGCCCCTGACGACGCAGTTCGAGTGCCTGCTGCTGGCGTTCTGTTGCCTGTATTCGTTTGTCGTTAACTGTACTGATTGGCGACATTTCAATCACCAGTGGGTCAACCCATCCGTTCCATTACCGCGTAAAAAATTGGCAAATCATTCACTCCTCTGACGTGTTCATTCGCCCAATTCCAGGTCCCACACCGTTCACACTGACGCCAAACAGGTAACGATGCCACCATGCGCATCCCGCCATGCGTTACGATCAGGTGGCCGCCCTCTACGAATTCGCCCAACGTCTTTTTGCACTTGACGCACGTCCAGAGAAAACGCTGAATCATCTACCTCTGCCCAATCACAACCCCCGCAGCACACGACAGCGCGCCGGCGACAAATGTCAACGCGATGATCATACGCCGCTGACGTGGTGCGATGTCGTAATGGTAATGCAGCCACACCGCAAGCCCCGCAGCGATGACAATTGTCGCGAAGGCCAACACACCGGCCCAGAGTATGACCGCGTTCAGCCGATCAACCAACGCATCAGCTTGCCCCACTGTGTCTCCGGAGAACGCGTGGAATACGTCGGCGCAACGATCACCTCAACAGCCTTCGCCAGCGCCAACAGCACGAGCAAAGCCTGTGGCAACCACGGCGCATCTGCATCGACGATGCGCGGCAGCCACTCCGTGATGAACGCGATCAGCGCCAGCCAGAAGACACCTGGAATACGGACCATGAGCACCCCCTGAAAAGCAAAACGCCAGCACCCAAAAGGTACTGGCGCTCTGATTACGATGACGCCGGTTATTCGATTGCGTCGAACGTCGCCAACTCGTAGCGGATCGACGAGCCAGCGATGTTGATCGTGATCCGCAACTTGTCCTGATCGAGGGCGTCCGACCTGGTGATCAGCCACCGGATGATCTTCTCGATCCGTTCCGATACCAGGATCGGCTCACCGTCCACGGTCAACCCGATCCGGTTCTGTTGCGAGTATACCACAAGGTTAGCGTCTACACAATGGCTTTTTCCCATCCCCTCCCCTACCCCGCGAGATCCTCCCCGTGATTTTCGCTGATATCAGATCAGTCAGATCAGATCAAATCAGATCGATCAGGCTCAAACGCCAACCAGTTCGGCAATCTCCTGCGCGTCGGTGGTCGTCAGAGTCCCGGCCTGTCGTGGCCCGGCGCCGACCACAACACCCGCCTTCTTGAGGACCTCGACAAGCTGTTGCCAGTACTCCACGTCAACCCGGCGACCACTCGGCATGATCTGACCGATCCACGGCCGTTGCGTATGGCCGCGGATTTTGAGGCCATCGATGAAGAAGCGCAGATCGGAAGCTGGAACGCCATCGATCAGACGTGAGGGGCCGCGGTAGGGCACCAAACGAATCTGCTCTGGTGCTGGCGGCGAGTGGGCATCGATGACTGTTGGACGCGACTCCGCATCGTAAGACGTGGTAACGGAGATCGGCCGCGATCCGAAGACGATCACCAGCCATCCCACAGACAGGAAAACCCCCACCCCTGCCCCCCACGCGAACCCAGAGAGCATGCGGTCGAAGAGCACCGTCCATGGCCCTTCTTCGATCACCTTCCACCAGAAGACGCCGGCGGCGATCCCTGCAACGCATGGCCACCCCAACAGCATGAACAGCTCGTGCCACCCCGTTCCGGGCACGGGAGTATCGATCTCTTCAACCCTCATCGCGTTCGACCTGATTAGCTCCCCCTTCTGCCATCAGCAAAACTGCTGATTCTGGTCAGCAGTTCTGCTGATCTTTCCTGACCACCTCGAAGCACTTCGCCACTGCCCGTTCCAGCCGCTGCTTTCCGTGCATTGCCTCCACGCGTGCCAACTCCTGATCGACCATCTGGGGGAACTCATCCCCCAACAACCCGGCAATCTGCAGTAGAGCCGCCTCAGCCCAGACACGCCACATCGTGGCTTTTGGCGCATCGATGTAGCTGATGTACGCGTGGGCGACCCTCCTGGCGCATTCGTACACGTTCAGTTCCCGATGATCAACCCACGCCTCAGTTTGTCCATACCTGTGGCCTGGCCCCAGGGCCGTGACCAGCATCACGGCGCACTGGGTCAACTCGCGAGCGGAATCGATATGCTTGTCATGATTGCGGACGAAATCTCCGTTCTGGCGCAATTGTGTGTCAATCGCCTCGGCCGCCTCCGTAAAAGCGAAGCACAAGGAGTCGAACTCATCCGGCGTCAGCCAGTAGTCGGCAGCCTGCCGACGGAAGCTCCACACCTGATCTCTCAACGTCTGCAAGTTCATGGCGTCACCTACACCACCTCCGCAACATGAAACCGTGGAGGTGTGCCTCCATCGCTAACCATGCGAACGGTCTTGTAATGACCTGGAAGCCTCTGGCAAAGCAAGACTGCCGCCACGGCCAACCCTGGCGGGTTGACGACGTACTCGTGGTATTCGCCCTCCAGGGCGACGAGGACCTGATCAACGATAGCTCGAATCTGGGGCATAATCGAGACTTTGTTGTCAATCTGGACCTTGATGTCGTAGATCTCCATCTTGGCCCCCACCAGATTCCCCACAGCCTCGATCTGCGCCTCGGTCATGGGATGCGAAAAGTTAAGCAGCTTCATCGATAGCCTCCTGAATTGATTCCGTGCTGATGTACGGGTGGCCAGCCCGCACAATCAGTGCCACCCCCGTGGATTACTCCCCATGGCCCCTACCTGCCTTTTGGGATACCAACTCTGTGCGTAAACGTTGAGCGCGCTCCTTGCAAGCAGCCGGTTCCTGAGCAAAGACAACCATCTCGCCAACTCTGTTGACCAGCTCAAGGTAGCGCGTCCTTTCCGCTTCCAAGACTGCATTGTGACGCTTCGCGAGCTCCGTGTTGGTGATACCCGCGTAATAATCGGGCTTCTTCGCGATCTCTTCTTCAAGGAGATAATCGGCCAAAAGTGGATACTTGCGCCTGATCCGACGTTCTACGCGTTTGCGACGAACGCTTGCCAGTGTCTTTGGTGGAAGCTGTTTCAATGGTGGTGTGACATGCTGAATGAAGTACGAATAACCGCCACCGGGCGTATACTCGAACCTTTTGAAATCATCTGGCGGTTCACGGTCGAGCGTAAACACTTCCGCCAGCACACGTGGTGCGCCATCCGGTGGCTCAGTGTACGGATTTCCCCAGGCTATGGAATGCAGGAACCCGCGTATCATTCTGCCCCCCTCAGCCGAACACCAACCCCAGATCAATCGCCACGCGGTCCCCTGGAAGCTCACGTGCACGCGCCAGCGCACGGCGCCAGCGCAGCGCATCGTAGTCAGCCAGCGCTTGATCGTCACGCACCCGCGCCAGGCAATCCAGGTCATTCCATCCCTCGGTGTCCTCGGCGAGAACGCCAGAAACGTCCTGAAACGTGAGCGGCTTGTTTTTCGATGGATAAACAGGTGATCTGCAAATCCTTATCGTCATGACCACTCCTCTCCGTAGTTGTCGGCGACCTTGTACTCGACGCGGTCGCGGATTGCCCGGGCCAGTTCACCAACTGGCAGATCACGCCAGCGTTTCACTGTGCGCCGGCGCGCCCTTTTGACGACGACCTCGTCAGGGCCGACGATTGCCACCTCGCCCCGCTTGCCGCGGCAGCGTCCCGTGTGGACCAGGCCGCAGTCGGGGCAGGGAGGCACCTCATAGACGGCGATGGGGTCCAGGCCGAGGGCGACGCGGATCCGATTCTCCGTCCGAAGGCCAACGTTCTCATGCCTCTCGTGAAGCACATCAGAGAGAGAGGCGGCAAACGAAGGTGGGAAGCCCAGCTCTTGCGCTAACTTGCGCAGAGAGCCGTTACGACGCTCTGCAACCCTTTGGACGGTATCAGGTCTTATCATACGCCCCCTGCCCCTTGCGTCGCTCTTACCCCCTGTAGGATTTCCCTACAAGGCCTTCTGAGTGAGGGCCTGGCTCATTGGTTATCAGAAGCTATCCGCCCCGTTAGCTGTGGTCGCGAAGGGCCGCTATTCAGGGCCAGAAACTGAGCTTGGGCGCGTTGTGCCAGCTCATCGTACATGCGCATGAAATGCGCACGATCCGCGATCTGGTTCTCACTCGTGCATAACTCGCGCCAGCCCATGGCTGTAACGATCTGTGCCACGAGTGGATTCTGAAACTGCGGCTTGCCGTAGTACCCTGACTGCCAGATTTGCCTTGTGACTTCTTGCCATGCCTCTGCGGCGGATGGCAGATGGGATTGTTGGGCTTTTTCACGGATTTCTGCGACAGTTGGGAAGAACTTGAGTGTCGCGATGCACTGCCGTGCGGCACGAAAAAGGTCTTCGCCGGGAATGTCTTTGAGCATCTGGACATAGACGGCAACTGTTTGCGGCTTTGGTTCAAAGTTCGGGTATGCCGCCGTCAACAAAGCCATTGCCTTCAAGATCTCCTGTTCCGTCGCCATGTTCGCGCTCCCGAATCCTCATGTACTCGCGGATTGCCGCAAATCCCTGTGGCTCCTGTCGTATGTGCGGGCTTGCCCGTGAGAGCGCCTGGGGGAGCATGGCGACAACCTGAGAGAGCGTGGGCGGTTGCCCTTTTTTGCCGCGCCAATCGTTTTGGTACCACCATGCCTCAAAGTCCGCGATGTGGTTAGCGCCATATCCCCCCTTGCGGAGTCGCTTCGCGAAGATGCCAACTTTGGCCGCGCTCAGCGATGGATCCAAGACACATGTCTGACAGAGTTGCTCAAAGAGCGGCTGATAGCCTAGGTCTGTCGTTTGAGCTTGGTGACGTTTAGGGCCTGCACGCGGGGGATTGGCCGGCGTCGCTTGCGACGCCGGCAATTCTTCTCCCTCTGCATCTGCATCTGCATCTGCATCTGCATCTGCATCTGCATCTGCATCTGCATCTGAGCGCGAGTTAGTCGCGACCTGGTCATGAGTAGCTCTTGAGTTAGTCGCGACCTGGTCATGAGTAGCTCTTGAGTTAGTCGCGACCTGGTCATGAGTAGCTCTTGAGTTAGTCGCGACCTGGTCATGAGTAGCTCTTGAGTTAGTCGCGACCTGGTCGCCCGCGGCGGAAGCCGATTGTGGCCCCGCCAGGTCTATGTCTTCCTCGTTTGGAGGTGGTGGATAGATGCTTTCCGCCTCGCGCTCCGTGTTGCCCTGATGTTCGTGGAAGGTTGGGATCCAGAAATAGCGCCGCCCGTTGACCTGGTAGCGCTTGATCATGCCGTGTTCTGCGAACCAGTCGAGAGCGTTTGCTACTTGCTCAATTGAGATATCGCTGCGCAAAGGCATGGCTCTGGCGCGCACGTAGGATGGATTGTCCAGGCATCGCCCCTCGCGGTCCACGACGAGCAGCAGCATGATCCACAGAAATCTGGTGAAGTCGTCAGGCATGTCATTGACATCGAGGCTCTCGGTGATCTTAGTGTACAACTTTCTCCACTGTGGCATCTTTTTTCTCCGCTATGGTGCCTTCTGCCGTCTTTCCTTCCGCATGCCTGATGAGCGCCTGCAGGGCTTGCGTTACGTTGGTCTTGTCGACTACGGCAAACCCTTCCTTGAGGAGGGTATTCTCGACATGCTTGATGTGACGATAGTAGCCGTTCGTCGTCTCATTGGCTCGTTCCATGAGGCGATCAATCCATTCAATTGGGATTTGCCAGAAAATGGGGGGACGTGGAGGCGAGGACGGATCGGGGCCGTAGAGATCGTCGGCGGCTTGCTGCACCCGGGCCTTCGCGACCTCCTGGGCGATGTCTTGACCGAATGCCTGTTCTGTCGCGGCGATGTACTCCGCCTGTTTCATCCTGCTCTCCTCCAGGGCCGCGTGCGTCTCGATGAGCCGCACGACCTGCGTAGCATTGGTGGCGCCTGTCGTGTCTACCCCCATCTCTTCGGCGATGGCCCTGATCTCATGCTCCTCGTCATCGGTGTAGGCAAGTCCGCCCCTCCTGAGCGCGTCCTTTAGGGCGCGGATCTCTGCTCGCCAGAACCAGCTACGACCTGTGGGGGGAGCGATTGGCTGCCACTTCTCCCGCGGCAATGCGATGCGCCGCCGCGTGTTGGCATCCCATGTCTCGGTTTGGTACCGCTCCTCCTCCCGCACGATGCCGATGCCCAGCACCGGCTCGTATGGGATGCCGAGTTCCCGGCACTGCCGGGCCTCCTCGAAGATGTAAAGTTCGCAGATGCATGCGATATCTCGCTCGCGGATCTCGTGTGCTGTGACTTCCTCCGGCTTTGGGTTGCGATACCGGTAGTTGTAGCTCCCCGGTTTTGCGTCCTTGATGAGGCCTCGGTAGCCATCCGTGACCCCCTTTCCGGCGATTGCCCAGATCTCGCCGGCCAGGGGATTGCGCTTCATGACTCTCGCCGCCTGGGCGAGCGCCAGTACTTCGCCGTCGCTCAGCCGTTCGCCGCCTGGCAGCATTTTGCGCAGCAGATCCGCCATGCGGCGAATGTTCTCGCCGTCCCAGAGATCCTCGTGCTTGACAATCTCGGTGCTCATGTGTATGCTCTCCCTAGTTCCGTCTTCCCCATGGGGCGCTCGCGAGTGACCGGCCCGCGAGCGCCCTCGCTTTCAGGCTGCCATCGCCTCCACGCCGATGGGAGTCTCCGCATCACGTAGGAATCGGCAGACCCATTCCCTGATCTGGTTGACGCTTATCTGCCAGCACGTCCGCGGCAGGTGTGCCACGATCCCCCACTTGAAGTGCTGGTAGCAGACCTCGGCCACCTCGCGCCCGACCACAGTCTCCAGGACCACCCAGGCGGTCTCCGCCGGTCCGCTGCCGCCATACCCCCATTCGAAATCATGGCTGTGGCGGCCTGAGGGCAGCAAGTCACGATCTCCCAGTTCGACGACCACCCCGTCCCGCTCGCGGCGCCCGACGATGATTCTGGACCAATCGGGACACGTCTCACTGTTAGGGTCGCTGGCAGCGGCTGACCATCCGTGGCTGCGATAGCGCCGGTAGGTCTGGCAGACGGAGCACCATTCCTCGCCGTCCTGGACGATCCGCAGATCGGCCCCGCACTGATGGCAACGTCCACAGTTCCCACTCATCGTTCCCCTCCTCATGGCTTCGGTAACGTGAGCACGTAGAGCAGCACCAGGATCACGAGCAATGCGATCATCGTTTCTTCCCTCCCTGCTGCCCGTCTTGCTTGGTCGTATTGGTCGCCTTGACCGCTCGCTCCAGCCTCTCGGCCAGATCGCGAGCCTCTTTCAGCTTTCGTTCCAGTTCCTCGTTCTGTCTCTTCAGTCGCTCGATGGAGTCCTGTCCAGCCATCGGCCCCTGCCCTCCTTTCACGTTCACCAGGATCGTGATGATCTCGGCGGCGTCTGCCCTGATGTCTGCCAGGAGCGCCGCTGCCAGCAGACGGTTGTTACGCTCGATTGCCGCTTGCGCCTCTTTGGTTCGGTCCTGAATCCTTCTGCTCAACCCGATCACATCCAGCCTGGCCCATTCAGCATGATTGGGCCAGCGCTTGCTAGGCGTCATCGGGTGCTCTCCCGTTGCCAGGACTCCTCGAAGCGGCGTAGCTCGTTGTAGAGCGACCTGGCCACGATGGGCGTCCCGGCCATCGCCCAGGCTGTCAGCCACTGCCACCACTCTGGTGCCGGACCGAGAAGGCGCATAAACGCTGTGACGTAGCCGACGCCGATGACGACGCTGATCCACGTCCGCTCCGTTGCCAGCCAGCGCCCCCACGAGGTACACTGCAGCGCAACCGCGTAGAGGCAGCTTGTGCAGAAGAGCGTGCTGTAGACCAGGAGCACGTTGATCATGGGATCATGCCCGCCTGCGGCGAAGAGAGGACCAGGCCAACAGCCGCAAGGATGGCGAGGATGAGCAGCAAGGTGTTGCCCAGATTGAAATAGCCGCCCTCATTGTCCTCGTTCATTTTCCACCTCCGTCGATCTGTTTGCTGATCTCAAGAAGCTGGTGGCGCACCACATACGTCGGCGCACAACGGATCGCTTCGTGCAGCGCCCGCATGAACCGGGGCGATGGTTGGACCATGGCGGTCTCTCCGAAGAGGTTCAGCGTCGGCTCGTCCGTCGGCTTTACCTCCTCGGCAGCCTGGCCGTAGCCGATCTCGTCGGCCCACTGCCCGCCTCCTCTGCGCCATGCCCTACGGGGGTCCGGTGGCC